CTAGTTCTTTACATTGTTTTGTAGTAGATAAATATGGATTAGAACAAATATGTGCGGATTCTTAATAGCAAAAGATACAAATACAGTTAATATATTAGAAGCTATCGATAAGATGAATTATCGTGGTCTTCCTGGTTATAAGGGTTTTATTAGATATAAAGATTATAATTTATGTCATGTAGCTTTACCAATGATTGATCCAGATCCTGTAATAGCTACTCAACCAATACAATTCAAAAAAGAACCGCCTTCAATGTTTGTTGGTGAAATATTTAATTATAAAGACTTTGGTGATTATGAATCAGATGCTTTTATGATTCATAAAAGATATAGAGAAGAAAAATCGCACGAGTTCTTTCACAAGTTCGATGGGTTCTGGAGTTTTATTACATTCTTTAACGATGAACCTATTATATACACAGACTTCTTAGGTATAAAACCTGTTTATTATAGATTAGATGAATTTGCAGCAGCAAGTGAAATGGATGTATTAAAAGAATTTGGACCAGTTACTGGCAATCCTTTATTTCTTTCTAACGTTGCAAAATGGGGTTACGATCCAAATGGTGAAACTCCATATAACGAAATTAAACAATTAAAACCTGGACACTTCTTATATAAGGGTAGGGAATATCCATATTGGGATTGGAACTTAGTTCCAACTACAAACTTATACGATGATTTAAGTTTAGCTGTTAAATTAAGATGTGGTGGATTTAGAGACGTTTCTTTATTATTATCTGGTGGATTAGATTCGACTATTATACATGGATTAATTAAAGAACAAGGACTAGACGTTACGTCTATACACGTAGAAAATAAAGAACGTAGTTATGCTAAGCTTGTAGATAAAAATGCGTTAGACGTAAGCCTCGAAGACGTAACAGATGAATATGCAATTAAAGTACATCAATCACCAGTCGATCTCGGATCAGTTAAACCACAAATAGCTATGGCAGAAAAGCTAAAAGAATTAGGTTATCATAATGTTTTAACTGGTGATGGCGCAGATGAATTATTTGGTGGTTATCGTAGAGCTAAAGAATATGATAGCCAACATTCAGATGTCTTTTGTGAATTACCGTTTTATCATTTACCAAAGTTAGATAGAACAATGATGAGATCAACCGTAGAACTACGTGCACCATTTTTAGCTCCAGCAGTTATTGTCCATGGATTAAGAACTCCATACGAACAACGTAATGGAGAAAAGAAAGTATTAAAAGAAGTGTTTGGTAGATTAGTACCTAAAAAAATATTAAACAGAGATAAACATCCTTTAAAAACAGATGCTATAAGAAAAGACCCGATAGCACAAAGAAGAGCAAATGAAGAAATATGGATAAATGGGACAACAGGTATTTAAGATTAGCTAAAGAAGTTTCTACTTGGTCAAAAGACCCAAGTACGAAAGTAGGTGCAGTTGCAGTTCTAAATGGTTCTGTACTAGCACAAGGATATAATGGTTTCCCTAAATATATTCTGGATGACCCAGAACAATATGAAGATAGAGAAACTAAATATCAGTATATAGTTCATGCAGAAATGAACTGCATATACAATGCAGCAATGAATGGTGTATCACTATATGGAAGTACATTGTACATATATCCATTACCAGCATGCCATGAATGTGCAAAAGGAATTATTCAATGTGGGGTAGAACGTGTAGTTTCACCAGCATTTGAAAATGAATTTACCCAGAGAAGATGGGAAAAATCCTGCTCAACAACTTTTGATATGTTTGAACAAGCAGGAATACAATATGACTTAATTAAGGGGTTTACAAATTAGTAAAACTATGGTATAATATACCCCACTATGGAGAAAATATGTTAGGAATATGTCAAGAGTTTCCGTCCTTCGAGTTAAAAGCCGTAGATGGAAATAATAATTTTATAGACGTAACCAACCAAGATCTAGATGGAAAATGGTCGGTCGTTTATTTTTACCCGAAAGACTTTACATTTATTTGTCCAACAGAAATAGCAGCAATGGATAAGCTACTCGAAGAAGCAGCTGTTCTAGGTATTTCTGGTGATAACGAATTTTGTAAATTAAATTGGAAACAATCAAACGATTTGATTGCAAATATTAATCACCCATTAGCTGGTGATTGTGGTTGTGAATTAGCAGCAGAATGCGGCGTTTATAACGAAACAGAAGGAGTTGCTTTTCGAGCAACATTTATTTTAAACCCGGAAGGTATAATTCAAAGTGTATCATGCAATGAATTAGATACTGGTAGAAATGCAGATGAAATATTAAGAACAGTTCAAGCATTAAAGTCTGGTGGATTAACAGGTTGTTCATGGAACCCTGGGGAGGAGTTCGTTGCCTAGTATAGATTTAAGACCAAGAAAACCACATCCTAAAGCTAGAAGAAAGTTTAAAGGACCACCAAAGCCAATGCCATTTGATGTTGCATTACGTAAGTTTAGAAAAGCTTGTGATAGAGCTGGTATAGTACAAGAAGTTCGTAAAAGAGAATATTATGAAAAACCTTCTGCTAAAAGACAGCGCAAAAAGAAAGAAGCAATAGCTAGATGGCGCAAAAAAGAAAATTCAATGAAATTAAAACCAGAACAATGGAGAAGATAATATGGGAGTAATGGATAAACTAAAAAAGAATTCTAAAATAAAAGGTACAGATGTTTTAGAAGATTCTATATTCTTTGGAGAAAAAGATATAGTTAGTACATCTGTTCCAATGGTGAATGTTGCTTTATCTGGCGATGTAGAAGGCGGATTAACATCTGGTCTTACTGTATTAGCTGGACCAAGTAAACACTTTAAAACATCTTTTGCTTTATTAATGGGTGCAGCTTATATGGAAGAACATAAAGATGCAGTTATGCTATTCTACGATTCAGAATTTGGTTCACCACAAAACTATTTCGAATCATTTGGGAATTTAGCATCGAAAAAAGAATTAGAAGATGCTTTAAACGAAAAATCTGTTGCTGATATGTCAAGAGCAAAAGCACTAAAAGGTTTATTTAGAATGGTCACGCCATATCTAACTATGAAAAACATTCCACTCTTAGCAGTTAATCATACTTATCAAGAAATGGGATTATTTCCAAAAGCAATCGTATCTGGTGGAACAGGTATTTACTATTCAGCAGATAACATTTGGATTATAGGAAGACAACAGGTAAAAGCAGGTACTGAAGTATCAGGTTATAACTTTGTTATCAATGTAGAAAAATCTAGATTCGTAAAAGAAAAATCTAAAGTACCAATCAGTGTTTCTTGGGAAGGTGGAATAGAACCTTATTCTGGATTACTTGATGTTGGTCTTGCTGGCGGATATGTTGTTAAACCAAATGTTGGTTGGTATGCTAGAGTCGATAAAGAAACTGGGGAAATGATCGAACCAAAAGTTAGACAAAAAGATACCTTAACAGAAGACTTCTGGAAACCTATATTAGAAGAAACAGATTTTAAAGAATTTATTCAAGGACATTACCAAATTGGACATAAACCATTATTAGATGTAAATTTAGATTTACAAATGGAAGAAAATGATGTATAATATATCCATTGATGATTATTCTATAGTCGAATCTAACAAGAGTGAATTCTATGGAGTAAAATTAAATGGCGGTAAATATAATAATGTTATAGTCATATATGGTCAAGTTGGTATTAGAGAAGAACCAGAATTTGACCAAGCAAGATTATCATTTAATTATACACTGCAAGATCCGGGTGAACATGATGCATCTGATCTAGATAAAGATGAGTATTTTAAAAATTATTTAGGTGCAATATTACAACATATAATTAATGATACTTTAGAATATAATGAAAAGAACAACGTAGCGAGCATAGGAATTGGAAATAACGAATCAAATACAGACACACAGCCTGAACCATCTTCTTCATAATGAAGAATATTGCAGAAGGGTAATACCATATCTTAAGAAAGAATATTTCGAAGGACCACATAAAACGGTCTTCGATCTTATTGTATCTTTTGTACACAAACATAATAAGTTACCAACAGGTAAAGTATTAGAATTAGAATTACAAAAACTAAATGCACACGAAGAAATAATTAATTCTGCTGGACAACTAATCCAAGAATTAAAAACAAAGTCTGATTTAGATACAGAATATCTAATTAATGAAACAGAAAAATGGTGCAAAGAAAGATCTGTCTATCTAGCAATTATGGAATCTATTAATATTATAGATGGTAAAGATAAAGAAAAAACAGAAGGTGCAATACCAGAAATATTATCTAATGCATTAGGTACTTCTTTCGACCAAAATATTGGTCACGATTATGTTGATAATTCAGAAGATAGATTTGAATTTTATAACAGCGAAGAATTTAGAATACCATGGGATTTAGATTACTTTAATAAAATAACAAAAGGTGGTTTACCAAACAAAACTTTAAACATCGCTCTCGCGGGCACGGGCGTCGGTAAATCTTTATTCATGTGTCATGCTGCAGCAGCTAATTTACAAATACAAAAAAACGTTTTATACATTACATTAGAAATGGCAGAAGAACGTATTGCAGAAAGAATAGATGCTAATCTAATGGACTTACCAATACAACAATTAGAAAGTTTACCAAAGAATGTATTTAGTACAAAGATAGAAAAGATAGCACAATCATCTATTGGTAAATTAATTATAAAAGAATATCCAACAGGCGCTGCACACACTGGGCATTTTAGGGCTTTATTAAATGAATTAAAACTAAAAAAGAATTTTAAACCAGATATAATTTATATCGATTATTTAAATATATGTGCTTCTTCCCGTATGCGTGGGCTTGGCGGAAGTATAAATACTTATTCGTACGTCAAAGCTATAGCGGAAGAACTTCGTGGTTTGGCGGTCGAATTTAACGTCCCTATTGTTAGCGCAACGCAAACAACTAGGTCTGGTTTCGGTAATACCGATATTGGATTGGAGGACACTTCGGAATCATTTGGTTTACCAGCTACGGCAGATCTTATGTTTGCTCTGATAAGTACAGAGGAATTAGATGATTTAGGCCAAATACTGGTAAAGCAGTTGAAAAATCGTTATAACGATCCTACTAAATACAAACGTTTTGTAATTGGTATTGATCGTTCCCGTATGAAATTATACGATGTAGAGGAATCAGCTCAGACCGATATTGTGTCTGATATGAGTCCGGATAAACCAATAAATACGTGGGGGGATCGAGAAACAAAAGATACCTTTACGGATTTTAAAATATAGGAGAAGATATGAAAGAATGGATAATGGATAGAGTAGGCGAAAGAACATCTTTAGATGGTGTTGGATTAGTCTTAATCTGTGGTTCAGTAATTTTATTTGGCGGTATAGCTAAACTACTCGCCTGGGCAGGTTTGCTCTGGGGAATATATACTCTAGTAAAAAGCGAATCCTAACAGGAATATATTATGATGGAAGCCAGCTGAAATCAGCTGGTTTCTTTCGTGAACTTTTCGTGAACTTTTGCAAAAAGAGGTTTACAACTCCCCTAATTTATGGTATAATACTCATGTATTTAAAATTAATTAAGGAGTTAAAATGCTAAATAAAACAATAAAAAATCAAATCTCAAAAATCAGTAATACTGCTGATATGAATGAGTTAATTAAATTGGTCAAAGCTCAAAGAGCTATCGTTCAAGCTTCCGAAGCTGCTAAGGCTAAAGCTAAATTTTCAACAGGTGATAAAGTTAAATTCTTCTCTAAGAGAGACGGATGGTTAAGTGGTTCAATTACTAAAATGAAAATTAAGAGAGCCAATGTTATGACCGAATTAGGTCAATGGGACGTTCCTTTAACATTGTTGGAGGTGGCGTAACTATGAATACATTTAAAAGACAATCTAAAATAGATGATGCAATCAATCTTTTACTAGATAATATCGTTAGTAAATACGAAAGGTTTGCTTCAAGGTCTGCATATAACAATAACATTGAAGAAACTGTTGATAAATTTGCAGATGAATTAAACGTTGAATTCGGTAGAAAATATATTAAAATTATAACTGGTACCAGCGTATGGGGATTTATTAATATCGCAAACCCTAATTTTGAATACGGCGATATTCTAAAACCAAAGAATTGGAAAACTCCAGCACTAAACCAAGCACGTGGAAACATCTTTGATGATGTATACACTATTGATTGGACTGGACCACTTTACATCTCTGGATATTCTGCAGGAGGTCAAAGAACCTGCGGAAAATGTGGAGCAGAAATTAAAAACTTATTAGGAGGTTAATATGCCAGAATGGTTAAAAGAAGCTATAGAAAACTACGATAATCTAACAGAGAGCCAACAAGCTCACGTAGATGCAGCTTTAGACTATATGTCAGAAGAAAATGAAAGTTTTTAAAACCGTAGAAACTTTTCACAGCAAACAAGAAAGGACCCACAGAAGGTGGGTTCTTCGTTCTGATAAATACTATAATAAGTATAATATAAAGAATTTTATTGAAAGACCCGGATATCATTCCGGCACATTTTTATTGGAGTACGAGATATGGAACCGATAACATTTATTTTAATTTCAATCGCAACTGGATACGCATGTCATTTTGCATGGAAATCTGGTATTCGCGAAGGCGCAAACCGTACTATCAATATTCTCCACGAAAGAAAGATTATCGCATACGATAACGAAGGAGAAATTTACCCAAACCCCTTTTTTAAGAAAAAATAAGTCATAAATAGACTTATGATTTCTTTAAAAGCACATACCATAAAAGAAGGAACTGCTCTGACTCCTGCCGAGTTAGAAAAGAAGAATTCAGCGACTAACGAACCTAGGATTAATATTCTTATTAGATTAGTAAAAGATAAGAAGCCTTTAGAATTAGTTAAAGGCGGAACTTTTATTGTTGGTGACGAATATGTCGATCAAGTAGTTAAAGACGCACAAGCATTTAAAAAGAATCCTGATGTTTTTGGACGTGGTGGATTTTCTTTAATAGATAAAAACGGAAAAGAAATTAAAACAAATGCATTACTTAAATCTAAAGTTATGGGTGGTGGAGTAGGTGGTGCTGGTTCTGGTACAAAAGATACCGAAAGAAACGAATCACATAATGCATGCATGATGCGTGCAATAGTAGATGATGGATATAACCACGACATAGAACATTTTGATGAAGAACGTATAGCTCAGGCTTACAAAGACAACGGTACAAGTAATATATCAGCAAACACAGATAAAATATTAGAAACGCCAGAAGATTGGGTTAAATCTTCTTATTATGCGTCTAAATGGTTAGCACAAAACAAATACATTAATAAGTCACAAAAATTTCATCGCGGTGATAAGAAGATGAATTCAATATATGCTTTAAAAAATATTGCATATAAAAATAACGGATTTAAACCATTAAAAGATGATAAATGGAATCCAGGAGATGTTTGGGCAATGACGCCAGATTTTAATCCAATAAAAGAAATAGATGTTGGTTCAGTTGCTGCAATGAATACTTCTTTAGTAGAACATTTTAACTCTCGAAGATGTGTTGGTATTTCTTTAAAGAAAGCAACAAAATATCCACCAGCAGCAAAAGAATTAAATAATAAAGTTCCGCCAGATACAGATATGCATAAGTTAAAAGGTTTATATTTAGAATCTAGAGGTGGTAATTTTTGGTCAGCTAAATCTGCAACAATTAAATATGACACTGGTGAAATGATGTTAAAAGATAATTCGCCAGGTTCAACAATTAAAGCTGAGATAAAAGGTAAAACTTCTCGAGGTGGTGGAATATCTTGGGGAGAAATTGTTGAGTTTGTTAAAAGAGAAACTGGAAGAGATATGGGTGCACATGCTAAATCAATTAAACCTGTTGCGAAAAAAATGGCTGCTGAATTATCGAGAGGAAAAGATCGTACGGTTAAACAAAAATGGTACCCACTTTATAAAGCATTTTATAAAAACGATTCTTATAAAGATATGTTAGAAAATTTAAAACAAAAAGATTGGACTTGGATCTCAGCAAAATATGCAGAGTTACTTTTATTCTATCACATACAGAAAGCCGGTGGAACAAAAGCAAATGCTATTATTACTCATATGGTAAACTATGCAGGTTCATCCATGGTCGAATCAGCAGTTTATGTAAAGGTAGGAAAATGAAAATACTTAAAGGAAAAACACCAAAAGATACAAGAGACTTTGATGGGGATTATCCACAAGACCTTGATCCAACAGATGTAGTGGAAATATTTGAAACCCCACTAACTGGTTCTTATAATTGGGATTATACTGTACAAGATAATCGTATAAAAAAACTTTATGAATTAGGAAAAGAATTAAACTGGAACGTAGAATCTGATTTAGATTGGAGTCCAGAGTTTGAAGGTATTAGTATCTC